CATCACGGCGGGTTCCGGTACCGCTAACCTGTACCTGCTTGCTGGCACTTCGCCTATTGCATCATGGTCCATGTCGGGCAATAATCTGCACGGCCCGGACGCGATCACAGGCATTGACATCCAAGCGTCAAACGGTGCTGCCATCTACTATGACTCGATCCAGTCGAACGACGGCGGTACCACAGAGATTGGCCGGATTGCAGTGCCGGTCAACAGTGCTCCTACAGTGAGCATCACTTCGTCATCGATCTATCAGGTAGCTGGGTCTAACGTAGCTCTCTCAGGGACAGTTACAGACTCAGATGGGACAGTCTCTTCTGCACAGTGGCAGTATATGGACGATGACGAGAACGGTGCATTCACCGGATCGTGGACAAACATCACAACTACGCTCACCGGTTCAGGCACAGCTTCAGCGACGGCTACCGCAACTGATAGCGGGGTTCCTGCCGGTGTGCGACGCTACAGGCTGTCGGGTACAGACAATTCAGGAAGCACATCTACGGCTACGACAGATGCTCATATCTACGCTGCTTCTGCTACGAATGTGACCGTTCGGTATGTAATCAATACCTGAGCCTATGTCAATGCAGGGACTACCCCAGCTCCCAGCATTCTGGCAGCCATGAACGACACTTCCCCATCCACAGGTTACGAATCGTGGGCAGAGTCTCCTGCCGCACCTTCCAATGCGCTACTTACATTGGTGTTTGAGCCTGTAGGCCCTGGGCCAATCACACTGATCGTGGATTTACAGCTCGATGCTTCGTCGCCTGCTATAGATGTCAGTGCTGTGGTAAAGAACGTGTCCGGGGCTACTACCGTTTTCGATGGAGGCGTTCTAACTCCTACCACTACGGCAGCTCACTACACACTCACGCTAGATACAGCAGGTAACACAGCGGCTACACAGAGCATTCGTGGAGAGCTGCGGCTGGATCTTAGTGCCACTCAGGTTTAGTCATGTCTAAAGTCAGAGTTCTGGGAGCTTATATTGGAGGTACCACACTCCATGTGCTCGGAGCGCGTGTCTCAGCAGCAGCTCCCAGCACAAAACTTCGAGTTCTCGGTGCTCGTGCTTCGTCGGCAGTCGGTACTACCAAGCTGCGTGTCCTCAATGCGAGAGGGCTTTCTCAGGGGGTTTCTAACGCAGTTCGCGTAAATGGTGTGTACGCCTATGCTGTTTTTCAACCTCTTGTCGGCATTACGTCAAGTGCTACGGGCACACTTGAGCCGGGGCAGGCAGTAACTCTAAAGACTGATGCGACTACGCCTAGTTGGAGCATCCTAGAAGGTGGTGGGTCTATTACTGCTTCAGGAGATACAGCCACTGTCATTCCTGGGCCAAACATGGGGAGCACTGCTGTAGTAACTACGATTGTCCAAGTGGTGGACGATGCTACAGGCAACACTGGAAGCATAGGTCTTGTTTGCTGGCCGGTAGCACGTTACGTCCTTACTGAGCACGGTGTAGAGCCTGTCTACGATTATGTGTTCGGTAGTTAGCGATAGGATGCACGCATGGCTGACGTGATCGATGGTGGTAACGCCTTCTCAACTTTTGAGGAAGACGCACCGAACTACGTCGGTAGTTTCTCTGGTGCCAGCCGTACCGTGCAAGATGTGGCTTTGTCAGTACGCCGTCAATTTGGTGACGATGCTGGCGTACAGATAGAAGATCAGGACATCATCCGCTGGGTCAACGAGGCCCAGGATGTCATCGTCAACCGCAACAGAATCCTGAAGGCACGCTCGGTTGTCACCTCAATCAGAGGACAGGCACGCTATCGATGGCCTGATGAGCGTATTCTTCAGGTCGAGAGCATCCACTATGACGGCATCGCCATCCCCAACGTCCCCTTCCCGGAGGCCGAGCGATGGTTCTCCGAGAATTCCACACTGAGCGGCCCTCCTCAAGTCTGGTACGAATGGGCAGGCGCGTTCACCTTCGTACCGACACCAGACGCTGAGAAGGAGATCGAGCTGTACCTCACGCTCAAACCGACACTCATCGCCAACCTGTCGGACACCCTCTCGGTGCCAGACAAGTATTTCTCCGATGTCGTGCGTTACGTCATGCTCCAGGCATACGAGATGGATGAAGATTGGGATGCTGTCAAGACCAAGCAGCAACAGTTCGACGCGAGCGTGAACGAGCTTGGTGAGGAAGAACGCACAGCACAGAACATGACCTATCCGGTGATTCAGTGTGTAGACGATTGGTGCTGACATGCCGGGTGAAAAGATACAGATTGGTCCGTTCTCCGGTGGTCTGAATACCTACTCCGACCCGACATCGGTAGAGGACAACCAGCTCGTGGTGTGCGAGAACATGGAGCTGGATCTCGATGGCAGCCTGAAGTCCCGGCCTCCAGTGGAAGACCTGAGTGTGCCCTTCCCGCTCGGGGCTTCCGGCAACATGCAGCTTCTCGGCTACTTCTACGGTGCTGGCAATGTGCCCTACCTGCTTGCCAGCGACGGTCTCAGCACCACCTACTACCTGTCGGGCAATGCCTGGGTCGTCGTGACCAACACCATCGCTGCATCTGCGATGGCACAGTTCAACAGCAAGGCGTGGCTACTTGCTCCTGAAGGCTCGGCCAATCCCGGTGGGAGCTGGGAACCTGTAGGCGGCTTCACCGCTGACGCGAACATGCCTCGTGGTGAAGTCATCGTTGCGTTCAAGTACCGGCTTTGGGTCGCCATAGGGAAGGATGCGACCAGTAACTCCACTCGCCTGTACTTCTCCAACATCCTCGGGGTGACTCCGTTCTGGCCCACGACACCTGAATTCATCGACATAGGGGCAGGTGACGGCCAAGCCATCGTGCAGCTCGCCATTTACTACCAGTCGCTGCTGATCTTCCGCACCAATTCGATCTACGGCTTCAGCTACACCACTGACCCGGCCTCAGGTGTCACAGCCGTAGTCGTCCCAGGAATCGGCTTGGAGAGCAAGGATTCTCTGGCAGCCTTCGAAGGCTATCTCTACTTCATGTATCAAGGCCGTGCCTACGAGTTCATCAATAACCGAGCCAGCCAGATCAATACCCCTGTTCCGTTTGAGGCCACCAGCGAAACAGGCATCTACCTGCCGTTCTGGGTCTCGGTGTTCAATCAGCGCATCGTGTTCGGCTACTACAACACCATGTTCGTATTCAATCTGCGCAACCGAACCTGGACCACTTGGATATCTACGGTCTATGGTGCTCTCGGTAAGATGATTCAAAAACCTGGAGGGGACAGCGCCGAAGTATCGGTCATCCTGCACACGTCAGTAGCTGTTCCGACAGGGGGGGCTAGAACTGCCAAAACGCTTCGTATGACTGACTCTCCCGGCTCTGCTGCCGAGCAGATGATCTGCACGGTCCAGACCAAGAACTACGACTATCAGGTGCCCAGCCAGTACAAGCGGATTTTCTGGTGGGGGATCTCAGCAGTATTCAAGGGCACGCTCACAGGCACGGCTACCCCAATCGTGCTCGGGTATCAGGTTACGTGGGCCGATCTGCTAAGCAATACGTGGACGGATGAACTGGACTTCACATGGGACCGCCCTATGGATAAGTCGTTGAAAGCTGTCGATGTACAGAACACTTCCGATGTCAGCTCGAACCGGAAATTTGTCAGGCTGTCGTCAAACGGGATGCGTTTCCGGCAGATCAACTACAAGGCCGAGTTCACCACAGATGGCTCGGTCGCGACGGCTCCGGTGCGGTTGTTCTCCATCACTACGTACGTGAGCGCCAAAGAGGTTGTTTCAAAGACTCTCACCTGAGTCTTCATGCTGTATTCTGAGCGCGTGGATAGCCTTCGCAACCTCTTCACCCCTGCTCCCCAAGGTGGTGCAGGTTTCAACCCTGCTGCTGCGGGGAACAAGGTGTACGGAGGGGGCGCTCCGATGCCGACAAGCGGAAGGCTAGCGAACACGGCTGGCTACGCGGTTCGGGACACCAGGGCTGCCGCTCGACGTGACGCGCTGATGCGCCGGATGGGGGGACCGAATGGCTTCCAAGTCTGAGCCGATCCCACAGACTCCGGCGAACAACAAGGCCATTGTCGCCCGGATCGAGAATAAGCTCGGTCCGGTCGGCAAGGGTCACCACAACTCTCATCGAACAGCCGCACTGATGCGGTGGCTTCAGAAGAAGGAATCCGAGAAGGGGAAGAAGTAATGGCCGTCGCACGAATTGCAGGTGGTGGCGCTGCCGGTGGTGGTGGGCGTAAGAAGGTAGCGTCCACCGTCAAGCTCGCCCCTCAGCCTGCTCCCCAGCCCGCACCGGCTCCAGCCCCTGCCCCCCAGCACTATTCGGCTCCGTCGTACTCCCCGCCGCCCAGCTACTCGGAGCCGTACATCCAGCCCCAGAGCGCTGTGCAGGCTCTCGCAGCGGCTCCTGCCCCGGCTCCCGCACCTGCCATGAGCCAGGATCAGTTCATTGCCAGCGATGCCGGGTATCAGGCACAGCTCGCTGCGCTGACCAAGGCTCTCTCCAACTACCAGGCTGACAACACGGCACAGGCAAGCAAGTACAATACTGACTTCGGGACCAGCCTGAAGAACCTCGGCTGGAACCCCGCCGCTGCCGGTGCTGTCGATGACCCGAGCACCCCGAACATTGATGAGTCCAAGGGCGGTTGGAACACCACCGACACGAACACCGCCTCTGGTCGCGCCTACGAGAACCAGATGAACGACTTCGCCTCTCGTGGCCTGCTCCAGTCCAGCCTCTACGGTGAGGCGAACAACAACCTCATGCGCTCCCTGTCGGATCAGCTCTCCGGTTTGAACACTGGCAAGCAGAACTTCATGGACAACCTGACCTCACAGCTCACCGCCTACAAGGACCAGAACCTCGCTCAGCAGCAGCAGGCCAAGGCTGACGCGCTGGCGCGCTATGCCGTGCAGTTCGGGATCTAGGAGTTGACAGATGAGCGTCAAAGTCTCGAATAAGAAGCGCAGCATCTCTGACCTGTGGAACGGGATGGGCAACAGCCCCAAAGAGAACGATCAGGTCACCAAGCAAGAGCTGAAGGCGTCCCCTATTCCCAGGGGAGGCGGTGCCGCTGCGCTCGGTGTGGCTGGCAACATCCTCTTTCCCGGCTCGGGTGATTTTCTCAGCAGCCTGTTCGCTGGCGCTTCTCCGACCCCTAAGAAGTCGGTAGCCAAGAGGATCGTCAACCCCAAGGCTGTACCGCCGCCCCCGGCTGCGCCCACCCCTGACCCGTCCTTCCTGGATTATCTCGCTCAGGCATCTCAGCTCGTGGGTGCTCCCGACATGACTGCTGGCATCGACTTCAGCGGGCAGGAGTCTCAGGCACGTCAGACTGCCGGGGACGCTTCGGCCAAGCTCCAGGCGATGTACAACGCCCTGCACAACAACTTCCAGAACGACGCTCCCGCTATCGCACAGAACTTCGACGCCGGTACCCAGGCTGTCGGCTCCAACGCTGCCGCTGCCACTGGCGACATCAACAATGCCTACGACGCGGCCCGGCAGGCTCAGACCGCTCAGCTTGCTGCGCTCGGAATCGGGGATGCTGCCGGTGTCATCGCTGGCAAGGGCGAGTCTTCGACAGGGGATCAGGCCCATGCTGTCGCCAACGTCATCCAGAACCGGGATGCCAACCAGAACCAGCTTGCCGCTGGCAAGACTTCATCGCTGAACTACAACGGTCAGATCGCCAATGCCGCGCTCCAGCAGGGCACTGACAGTGCTGCCAAGATCCAGCAGGTGCTCGCACAGAAGCTCATGGACATCCAGCAGCAGGCAGAACAGGCTCGGATTTCTTCGCAGGGCAACTACCAGAGCGAGATCCGTCAGCTCGCTCAGGATCTTTTCAACAGCGACATGAGCACGCGCAAGCAGAACGACGCCAATCAGCTCGCTGCTGCCAAGCTCCAGCAGAGTGCCAGCAGTACCCGAAACAGTCAGGCGGCTGCCGCTCAGCGCTCACGCAACGCTGCTTACACGTCGATTTTCAACTCCCTAGTCCGCAACGGTACCGATCCTCAGATTGCGCAGCAGCAGGCGCAGAAGATGGCTAACGCGCTCGGATAAGGAGGGGCTGTGCCCAGCTTCTCGGATTACTACGCCAACAATCTTGGCGCTGCACCGACAAAGCCTGTTGCCCACAAGATCAAGTCGGTCAAGCTGGATTCGGCCACGCCCAAGAAGGGCAACCAGCTCGACCCGCTTTCGTGGATAACCGACATCCTCTCGCGTCCGCTCTACGGTGTGACGAACATAGTCCACGACACCATCAACGGGATGGGTCAGGTCGCCTCGGGAATCAAGCAGGGCAACGAGGCAGGGGCGGTCGGCAAGGTACTGGGCGAGAACCCGCTCGGCCCGGTAGGCAGCTTCCTGTCGGGTGTGTTCTCGACCAATCCCGATGCACACCACACCACCAGCGACCTGATTGAACAGGGCACCGACTTCGTAGGTCAGACTGCTCATCCCGACACGTACAAGGACACCCCGAACAACGTCAATCCGTGGGTCAAGGGCATCGCTGGATTCGCTGGCGATGTCGCACTCGACCCACTGACCTACGTGCCGGGTGCTGCCTTCGTGTCAGTCGGCAAGAAGCTCGGCATGGTGAGCAAGGCTGACAAGACGGTCGCCAAGATCCTCGCTGACACCGCTCCCAAGACTGCTGACGACATTTCCAAGGAGGCTGCAAAAGTTGTCGATACGGTGGCAAAACCCCACGTTCCTACGGCGACGGACGCGATTACTGCAACCTCGGCCAAGCTGGACAACGCGGCTACGGTGCTCAACCCGGAAGTTCCGCGTGCAGGCTCGGTAATCGACACCCTCGCCAAGCCTGAAGCGGACGTGACCGACTTCATCAACAAGGCGCGTCTGGCCGGTTCGGATGCCAAGGTCGCCAAGGCCCTGAAGACACCGAAGGCTGAGCAACTTCGTACCGCGCTGAAGGATGTCACGAACCCTGAAGTGGCCTCGCTGTCCAAGGCTGTGCTCGACTCGGCCAAGACCAAGCCGCTCACCTACCCTGAGTGGCTGACGGAGGCCAAGCAGGCTGTGGCGACATTCCCTGGCAAGCTGTCGGAGCTGCCCAAGGCCAAGCTCGGGGGCAAACCGGTATCGCTGGCTGTGGTGCTCCAGGCTGCCGACAGTGGGGACACGGAGGCCATCCGGGCGCTGCGCAC